GAACAAAGACCTTGAGATAATAAAAGAGCAGTCCAATTTAATAGTGCCAAAGGGTCAATGTTGCCAATCTCCAAAGTATAACCCTATTAATATTATTCTTTCTTCTGCCGAGCGCATGGCCGCAGAGATTGAGCGGAAAGACGCTAAAATTGAAGAGCTTCGCACTCTTGTTAGCGAATACAAGCGAATTAACGAAGTTATCAAGGCAGAGTTGGAAAAGAGGCCGGAGGTTATTTATTGCGAAGGTTGCATATATAAAAACCAATGCAAAGCGGCTGTTATTTTTCAGGAAAGCACACCGAAAATGGAAGGCCCGTTTAAGTTTTATTATCTTAAGTTTTGTTCATTTGGCCAGCGCAAAAGCGAGGTGGGGAAATGAAACCAGATTTTTTAACAACCTTATGTTATCGTCAAGGATATGTGCCGACTGAAAAGTGCCAGTTGCCGGGTCAATTAATAATGCTAATGGTCAGGGACGGCAAAGCGCCTTGCACGGGATGTAATATGAATGAAATTTGCGGGAGAAAACACAAAATAAGCGAACAGGAGGCCCGCGATGAATAGAACTTGGAAAACATTTATAAACATTGTTTGCGTGTTGGGCCTTGCACTACTGAATACCGTGGCCGTGTTTCAGCACGATTATAAAATGGCGTATTTGTGTTGCATATTGCTGATAAGTTGGAAAGGAGATTGCGAATGAAAATCTGCGGCGACTGCGAAAATTTTAGCCCTTGCTGCGAAATTTGTAAAAGAGGTTGGTGCTATGTTGGTGAAAAATTTACGGGCAAGGAATATAACCAATAAATTTATTATAATTTATTTTATAAAATATAAATATATAAAATATAAATATATAAAATACCGTTTTAATAAAATAAATTATTAAATTTGTTTTTATTAAAATTAAAAGTATAAGGAGTAAAATCAAATGGCAAATTGCGGAAAATGTAATAAGGATTTATCAGCTTTAACAACTAAAGGATATTGCCTTCAATGTGATATGGAAGTAACAAAAGAATTAAGAACTCAAAAAAATAAACTTCTACGGACTATATATGAAAACAATTTCAATGTTAAATTAATAGCAGAGATAACAAAGAGATCAGAAAACGATATTAAGGAATTTATTAAGACTAATAATCTAAAGAAGATGAGAGATAACAATTATACTTGCAGCCGTTGTCATAAAGATACTAACCAATTATTCGCAAAATTCGATTATACCGGATTATGCGAAGATTGTATTAATAAAATGGTTAAAGAGAAAGCTAAACATAAAACAATGATAGAACCTAAAACTGAAGTTTCAACTATTGAAAATACAATGGTAGTTAAAACAAATCAGAAAGTATCTGAGCCTAATATCGAATATATTGAACCTTTAAAATTTAAAAAGCCAAATGCTAAGAAATTAGATAATCCAGAACCAAGTAACATGATAACAAGTAAAAGAGGCAGGCCGAAGAAACAGTAAATTTATTATAATTATTTAATAAAATCGATAATAACCTATCAGAAATGATAGGTTATTTTATTATATAAATAAAAGGATAATGGGAGATGATTAATATGAGAAAAAGAAGAATATTTGTTACTATTTTGGATAATAAGATTATAATAAATAATGATACTAAATATATAAATAGTCGTTATTTAAATAGTATTAATGATATGCTGCATAGCGTGTTATCAGATGATATATTTACTTGTGAATTTTTTAGACAACATCTTTATGATACTTTTGATGATGTGCAGAAAACAAAAGATAAAATAAAGGAATTACAAAAAACATATCCAGAATTGTATATTTATGTGCCAGAAAATTCAATGGAAACACCATATATTGATGTTCCGGATAATTCCGAAATAATAAAACAAACGTATCTTGATATTGGTTTACCAATAGAAATTGAAGATAATAAAGTTGAAGATATAAATGTTCACTTTCCTTTCTGGTTTATTGCCGCTAAGAGAATATTTAGTAAAATTAAATAAAAAAGCATACGCACTTGAGATGAAAAAGTTAACTCTTGATGAAGAAATATCAAAAATGTCAACAGAAAGCAAAGCAATAGAAACTTTACTTAGAACTGTAGATAGATATACTATAAAATAATAAAGGAGAATAAGTAATGATATTAAGTGTTTCATCGCCGGAAGGTGAAAGATATATTAATATAGATCAAGTAACAGATTTTGAAGTAATAGAAAGCAAAACAGAAGATGGTAAAATATTTAAATCAGAAATCATATTTTATTTAAGTAACGGAAGAGAAGCGTCAATTAGTGGTGGTGGTAGATTAAAATCATCAATAATAACTAAAATTAAAAAGTATTTTACTGATAAAACGAAATAATTATGTAGTATTTAATTATATATTATGAACCACTCAAAATCATAAACTCACTCCTTTAGTAAAAAGCCTTTAACTGATATAATACTATCAGTTAGAGGCTTTTATATTTTATATTATTATGAAAATTTTAATAAAATTAAATATAATTAATTTTATTAACTTTTCAAAAGGAGTGAAGTAAGTATGCCTAAAAACTATATTAAACCAGAACCAATTAAACTTGATAAGTTAGATGTTTTAAATGAAATGTCATACAATATATTACCTTCTCAATTAGGAATCAATCCGTATAATCCTGATGATCTAATAATGAAGAAAGGTTTATATATCTATGACCAAATGAAAGATGATGAGTGTGTTAAGATAGCATTATTGTTAAAGAAAACATTAATGCTAGCTAACAATATATCAGTAGAACCAGCATCATCAGATAGAATTGATATCGAGATAAAAGATTTTGTTGAATACAATTTATTTACTCGATTAAAAACTCCATTTAAAAGATGTTTAGAATCCGTTCTTTCAGCAATGGATTATGGATATTCAGTATCAGAATTATTGTTATCATATATTGATGAAAATCAAGATTTTAAAGGTAAGATAGGATTAAGTAATATTAAAACAAGACCTCCACATGGATTTGATTTTAAAACTGATGCTTTAGGTGATATACTTTATTTAAGACAATTTAAAGGTAATGGGATATATAGTCAAGATTTACCAGCATCAAAATTCTTAATACATACTTTCAATAAGCAATTTGACAATCATTATGGTAATGCAGATTTACGAGCAGTATATCGCCCGTGGTGGTGTAAAGATGTTACTTTAAAATTCTATGCTATTCATCTTGAAAGATATGGAACACCATTATTAATAGCATATTATACAGGTCAATTATCAACTCAGGAAACAGCAGATTTAAAAACAATACTTACATATCTACTTAAAGGAACATCATTTAAACTTCCTGATGGAAAAATAAGAATTGATAAAATATCTTTTGAAGCACCACAAGGGTATGAACAAGCATTAGATAGATTTGATAAGATGATAACTAGAGGATTATTAATGCCTGATCAATTAGGCTTCACTAACACCACTTCCGGTACATATAACTTAGGTTTAAGCCAATTTGACATGTTTTATATGGTACTTCAAAAATTTATGAATGATGCAATGGAAGATGTTGATAATCAAGTAATAAAACGTTTAGTAAATATTAATTATCGAACAGACAAATACCCTAAACTTAAATTAGTAGGATTGAATAATGATGAGCTTGATAAGTTAGCTGGAGTATATACTCAATTGACAACAGCAGGTTACATGAGTCCACAGAACAAAGCAGACTTCGATTTCGTAAGGGAGAAATATGAATTGCCAAAATCTGAAACATTAGCAGATGATAAGAACAAACCATTATTTTTCAGCGTTAACGACGCTAAATTACAGGAGATGATAAAAGCAGAAAGTAATATATCTGAAAAGATAACAAAAGGATTACCAGAATTAGATGAAACAGAATATGAAAAACTGATAAAAGCATTTCAAACAAATGACTTCGATGAGATGCAGAAGATAATAGAAAATAATGGTGTTAAGGATTTACAAGATGATATTGAAGATATACTAATGAAAAGATATGAACTAGGGTATAAGTCAAAAAAGTAAATTTATTATAATTATTTAATAAAATTAGTAGTACATAGTAGTACGAAAACAAAAATCCCTAGGAAAAATTTAAAAATAATGTAAATTAAAATTACAATAAGCTTATTGATTTAATTCAGTAAGCTTATTTTATTATATAATAATAAGGATTTTTTTAATAAAATTTATTGAATTTTATTAAAACATTAAAGGCAGGTATTAATCATGGCTGAAGATTTTATACCAAAAAGTACAGTTAATTATATCAACAAAGCAAAAAAAGATATTACAAAATCATTAGTCGGAAGTTTAGTTAAAAAATATGCTAATGAAATTGATGATGGTATTAAGGCAGGATTATCATCAAAACAGATAGCAGAAAATTTAAGGAAAAAAGATAGTAGTATTAAATCTAAAACAATTGCTAATACATTAGCAAGGACAGCGCTCCATGCGTCCTATTCGATGGGTGCTATAACAGATATGTTAGATGATGAAACTATTGTAGCTTTCAGATTTAACGCCGTTAATGACAGCAGAACATCAGATATATGTGAACGATTAGATGGAAAGATTATCAGTAAAGATGAAGTATTACGATTTTTACCGCCATTACATTATAATTGTCGATCAGTTTTAGAGCCTATATTTTTCAATGAGAAGATACCAGCAGATAAATTGATAGATAAAAATACTTACAAGACAAAAGACTATCAAGAAAAGATTGAGCCTTTAATGAAAAAGCAAGAAGCATTTTTAAAGTATCAGAAAGAAGATATTGAACAAGTATTAAATGAAACACAGCAAGTAATTAAAGAACCGGAAGCTCCGAAAGTTGATAAGCGTGTTGAAGAGGTAAAAGATTTAATAAGTAAAAAAATTAATACTGCTGATGATGCGATTAAAATAGGACAAAAGATTGACGATATTATTAAAGATGTTTTTAGTAATAATCCGCAGATATCTAAAGCAAAAAATACAATAAAAACATTAAAAGCTAAAGATAAAGATTTACGCACAGAATTAAATAATGTTATAAAGGATATCAAAAAAGACTTTGACGCTCAAGCAGCTAATTATTATAAACAACTAAGTAGGCTATCTTCGCAATTAATTTATGAAAAAAATGCAGATGAAAGGATAAAAATAATTAATGAGAAAGATAAAATAACCGAAGATTTAAAAGATTTAACTAAAATGTATAATGCAAAAATCGATATTAAAAAACAAGAATATAATGCAATAGATAAAGCTGCACAAAAAGAAATTGCAGACAGCTATAAATTAATTTTAGATAATCATTTTCCAATATTAAAAGAAGCATTAAAAGATTTTGTTGATTTTGGTGATAATAATGGTAAGATAAAACAAAAGTTTTCTGCGACATCAATAGCAAAAAATGTTAAACTTTTTAATGAAGCCTCAAAATATATTCCGACAAGATTGTTAGAATTATCATCAATTTTTCCGATTACTATACAACAAAAAAAAGGCCGCGCAAATTATTTAAGTAATACTATTAATTTTGATGCTTCCGATGGCAGCGCAACAGCTACAATAATACACGAATTTGGTCATCATATTGAAAATTTAAGTAAAAATTTTAGAAAACTTGAAAAAGAATATTATGATAAACGCACAGTAGGCGATAAATTAAAAGGTATGCAAACAGTTAAAGGCTATGAAAATTATAAAGGTGAGTTTGCTAAAAAAGATAAATGGTTAAATTTATATATGGGAAAAGATTATGGAGGCAGTGCGTTTGAAATTATATCGATGGTTTTACCAAGTATATTATTAGATATTGATGAGTGGGGTATAGATACCTTAGATCCTGAAACGAGGCATTTCGTTTTAGGGCTTATTGCTGGGGCTGATTTATAATGTTTACTGTTGAATTTAAAAATAAATCAATCACGTGGGATAAAGGAAGCTTAACAGGAACGCAACAAGATATTATTGAAATAACAAACATAGCCAATTACCTTGAAGATTATAATGATGGTTTAATGCTAACACCAACCGGCCCGACTATTGAAAAAGATTTATTAAAAAATGATAATGCAGCGTTTAAATTAATAACAAATCATTTTTTACAAAGATATAAAGATTATACTTTATCCGGTGATATTCCAGAATTGGAACATGAAGAAGGTGTTATTTATTAATGAATTTATTTGAAATAAATAAAGATTACGAATTTTACGCAAACTATCAAAGGCCAGAACCTAAAATATTAATACAAGAAAAACAAAATACTAATCAGTTATTATTAACAAACTTAATCAAAATAATAACATCGAATATCAGCAGGATTCCGAATAATATAAATCAATTAATGATAGCAAAACATTTAATAGCAGATATTCCAGAAATCAAGCTATCTAAAAATCAAGAAACATCATTAAGAGAATTACCAAAAACAAGATATGAAATAATACCAAATAGATTAATAAAAGAAAGTTTTGACACGATATCATTACTATCTGCAAACAATATTTTACAGGCAATTAAAAAAGATATTAATAACAAACCGATAATAAAAGTTAAATATGATAATCGATTAGATAATTTCTATTTATTACTAAAAAATAATCTATCGCAGCCGGAATTAAATCCGAATTATAATGATTATATGAAATTGTTAAAACTTAGAAATGAAGCAATGAAATATAATCCTATCAATATTCCATATTTTAGCTCTGATGAATTTGCAATAGAAAAGTTTAAGGAATATAAAAAGGAAGCATTAACATATATAAAAAATATAATTTCACCAGAAATCAACTTTAAATTATTATATAAATTATATGAATTGGTAAAACAAAATATTCCAGATATCAATTTAAAAACAAAAGATGCTGAACTTACAGAACAAATAATAAAATTAATGATAAGAGAAGAAATTGATAATCTTATTCAGCCAATAACAACAGAAATGAAAAATACTTTAATTAATACATTAACAATGCTCGATATTAATTATAATAAATCAATAAAAAATATAGCAAAAGAATTAGAAGATAAAGCATTAATAAAGATTAACAACCTTTTCAACAAGAAATATATTTTGATATAAATTTATTATAATTATTTAATAAAATTTATTACGGAGTGGCCAAACTGGTAAGGCATCTCACTTTGGATGAGATAATATATAGGTTCAAATCCTATCTCCGTAGTTTTAAAAATAGGGTTATTAATATTGTTATATTACACCTCGATGATTTAATATCATTTGATATGACATTATTAATATTTACTGATAAATATTGCTACTATTTATCAGACCTATCTTCTGAAAATAGCTTAGTTGGTAAAGCGCATGCCTTGGGAGCATGAGATCGCCAGTTCGAGTCTGGCTTTTCAGATTTTAAATATGGTGTGGTTATTTAGATGTTTTATTTTTCGGACTATTAATAAAATATCAAAATATTTATTAATATGTGGGCCAATAAACATATTAAACACATCATACTAATTATGATAAATAAATGATAATACAACATATAAGTTAATAAATTCTTTTACAAATCAAAATTATATGGAGGTTCTTTAAATTGTTAGACATTATAATTGTTACTTATAACAATGAAGACACGATTCGACAATGTTTAGATTCAATATCAAATCAAATAATACCTTGTAAAATAACTGTTAAAGTATTTGATAATAATTCAACTGATAATACAGTTGAATTATTAAAAAAATATATTCCACCTAAATTAAATTTCAGTTTTCAATACTTTAAAAATATAAATAATATCGGTTTTGGAAAGGCATGTAATTATTATGCAAAACAATCCAATGCTGAAGTCATATTATTTATGAATCCTGATATTGCATTAATAAGTGATAATATATTATCAGAAATTTATAGTTATCTTACAAAATATAAATTTTCAGCAACAGCGTTAGGCGCTACACATAAAGATTATGATAATAATATTAGAACTCAAGGTGTTGTAGGTAATATAAATAAACATCGAGATAGAGCAACGCTAAATCATATAGAAAAAGGAACTTCAGGACAATGTTTATATATTAGCGGAGGATTTTTAGCGATAAGAAATGATACTTTAAAATCTGTTAATTATTTTGATGAAGATTATTTTATGTATTTTGAAGATTTTGATTTATGTATGAAATTGCATAGCAAATATAAAGACGATTGTAGAATAATAAATCTTGATAACTTATATATTAGGCATAAATTTCAAGGGAGTAAAATTAATCGCGAAGAAAGAATGAGTATCATAAGAAAATCTAAAGAAATATTTGAAAATCGTTGGAAAGGATGTCAAATAAATGTTCAATAGCATGGTAGAAAAGTTAAAAGTGAAGATAGTAAATTTCCAAGCTAAATATGAGCATCGACCATCAGTGATAGTTGTTAATCCTACATCAATAATTGCTGTGAAAGATGTAGAATTTAAAGTATTAATTTTAAAAGATATAAAAATGATATTATCTAATAGAGTTAGACCAGATGATTTTGAATTATATTAAAGGAGTTTCAGCATGAGTTTATTATATAGTATAATACTTGTTGGATTAATATTTTATATAATAACGAGGAAAAATAATGAAAAAGAAATCTGTAAAGAAGAATATAGAAAATGGTACTATAGAAAGTAGTTTTGTTCCATTGATAGATTATGTTAGAGAAAATAGATTGAATTATTCTAAAGTCTATCAATCGACGCTAAACGGAAAAATAAAATCTATCAGAAAAGGGAATAGGATTTACATAGATATGAACTCAATAAGAATGCAAAAGAAAAGGACGGTACTATAAAATGGGAAGAAAGAAAAGAAATGTTTTTGAGAAACAGGAAATTACAACGCACATTAATAAAGAAAAACCAACAGAAGAAATGCAAAAAGAAATTGATAAAGAATTAGATGAACTGTTAGGAAATAAAAATGAAAATATACAAGAAGAATTAGAATGTTTAAAAACAGAAATCGAAATAACACATCCAAAAAATGATAATGAATTTTCTGAAGAAGAAAAAATAAATATTGTTAATAATGTAATAAATAATTTGATTAATAATAATGAAGTACCTGAAAAAGTTATAGATGAAGATTATTATGACGATGAAAATTTAATACCAGCTAAAACAGCATATCCAGAAATAGTTCCAAAAATAATAATAGAAAATATCAATCCAGAATTAGAAGCAAAATATGCTACTAATGGAAGTATGGCAATTGATCTTATAACAAGAGAAGAAATAGAAATACCTTGTAATAACTACTTTAAACAATCAGAAAACATATTACATTTTTTATTCCATAAAATAAAAGATATATATGAAGGCAATATGAAAGCAGAAAAAGACTGGCATATTATAGATAAAGAAATTAAGGCATTAAATACCCAATATAATAAATATCATCAAACAATGATACCAATGAATATCAAAGTTAAATATCCTGAAGGTTACGGCGCATTATTAATTCCAAGAGGAAGCACATTTAAAAAATATGGACTTTTACAAAGTAATTCTATTGGTCTGATTGATACCGATTTCTGTTCTGAACATTGGTTGCCTGTTATCAATCTTACAAATAAGAATGTAACAATTCCAAAAGGAGTCAGAATCGCACAGTTGGTTTTTATAAAGAAAGAAGTATTGGAAATTGTTAATGGAATCGTAGAACAGCATGATTTACATAATGGGAATGGAAGCACAGGAATATAAATTTATTATAATTATTTAATAAAATTGATAAAGGAGATAAATAGTATGGAGCTTATTACGAATACTAATTTAAGATTTTATCTTAAGCATAGAATATGGTTGATGCGACAATCATTTTCAGAAATAAAAAATAATATACCAGTACACGATCCTTTATTTAAAAAGATATTATTAACTATTATCTGTGATTGCAGAGCATTAATACAAATGCTTAAAAATGTTTTTTGTTTTGATAATATTTATGAAGATGAAAAATATATTAATATTCTTGAAAGCCTTAATACGCGAGCAGAAAGAATGTTAAGAGAAAAGAAAAGGAGGTGAAATCAATATGTATAAAAATTTAGTAGGTAAAGAAACTCCGGTAGAAATTAAACATCTTATGGCATCTTTTAGACATCATGGAAATCAACTTAGAGATGTTGCTAAAGATATTAATGGCGCATGCTACGTTAAAGTAATATTGTTAGATAAAAATAACAATGAATTACAACATAAAGAATATGGATATCATTGGCATAATAAAGGAGATGAAATCAATATGGCAACATGCGCAGCAAAAACACCAGCGAAAAAAGAAGTTAAAAAAGTTAATCCCAAAAAGAAATAACTTTTTAAATTTATTTTTCCTTTAAAAGCCTTGTTAGAGTAATCTTTCAAGGCTTTTTTATTTTATTTTAAAATATTTTTAAAAAACTATTTACTTTTTTAAAATAATATGTTATAATAAAAATATAAGATAAATAAATAAAAACAAATTAAAAAGGAGTGAGGTAAAATTGAATTTGATAATCATTCAATTTTATTAAATAATATAAAAGGAGTGATTACCCATGAAAAAAATAAAATTATTAGCAGAGCATTTCGGAGAATTTCAATATACGACAAAAAGCCCGGTAAGAGAATATAATCCTGAAATGGATGAAAAATTATTAACTGAAAAAACAACAGCATTATATTCAAGTGATATGTGGGAGCCTGTAACCGTAAATAAATACGAAGTTCAAGAACACATTTTGCCGGATTGGTGTGATGTTAATTACTATATACATAACATCGTTTATTTTAAATGGTACTTCGGTTTTGGTGCTAAATATGAATGGCCAAAGCAGTGGTATGAAAGATTAAATTCACTTGAAGAATATATGAGATATGCTTGTATAAAGCTACTCAATACCAATTGCAGAAGCCCGTTTAAGCAATCATTAAAGAATCAATTAACATTATGGTTAAACGCTGAAACAATATTGTATAAACATCCTTTCAGCCCGAAGCAGTGCGGTTGCGTATTAGATAAATGGGCATTACAAGAAGCAAAATCAATATCAGAAACTTTATACTGGTCAAGATAAAAAATGATAAAATAAATTTATTATAATTATTTAATAAAATTGAATTTGATAATCATTCAATTTTATTAAATAATAAAAAGGAATAAACATGAATATATTTGTTTTAGACTTAAACCCTATTATGGAATGCTCCTTTTATAACACATTATAAAGAGAGAACACCGTTTCACTTAGCCATGCCTGATGAATATAAAGTTGATGATCCAGTTCAATCTTATAGGAATTATTACAATGGTGCTAAGCGGCATATATTAAAATGGAAAAATAGAAATGTTCCGAGTTGGATTATATAGTTAATAAATAATATTAATACAATTTAATTATATATTTAGACAAAAGCATTATAGCAAACTGTTATAATGCTTTCTTATTTTATAATCAAGAAAGGACTTATTATGAATCCGATCAAAGTTAAACGCACGAAAAAATCAAAAGCCAATAGTACAAATATTCAGATGATGGTAGAAAGTAACTCAGATGAATGTTTTGAAATATTCGACAAAGCATATATTATAAAATCATTAATAAAAGAAATCAATCTCGATGAAGAAACAGCAAATACGATAGCGGTAAATGTAGAATCTTTTTTACTTAAAAATGAAATTCATTCTGTAAGTACTTCATTTATCAGAACAATTATAAATTATTTTCTTGGAATGTTAGGTAAAGGATATCTGAAATATAATTCTTTATCAATTCCAATATTTGATATTAAACAAATTATTGAAGAAGCTAATAAAGAAAATTCCAATACTTCATTTAGTCCTGAATCAATTAATTTAACTATTGCTGGGCAGATACTAAAACAATACGCTTTAAGAGAAGTATTTGATAAAGATATTGCTGAAGCTCATATTAAAGGCGATATCCACTTGCATGATTTGGATTTTATAAATCGACCATATTGTTCTGGTAATTCAATAGAATATATAAAAAAATATGGATTGAAATTACCGAATGTAAGCCATAGCAATCCTGCAAGCCATGCCCAAACATTAGTAAATCATATTCAATGTTTTGCTAATTATCTTCAAGGTTTATTTGCTGGTGCAATAGGTTTTGAATGCGTTAATTTATTCTTTGCGCCATTACTTGTTAATATGCCTTATGAAGAAGTAAAACAAATAGCACAACACCTTATATTTTCTTTTGCCCAGTTAGCTGGTAATCGTGGTGGCCAAGTAGTATTTAGCGATTTTAATATGTATCTTAAAGTTCCAGAGCACTATAAAAATACTCCTGCTATTGGTTCTGGCGGTCAATATACTGGTAAAAATTATAGCGAATATGAATATGAGATGCGATTATTTTTACATGCAATATTTGAAGTTGTCGCACAAGGTGATGCTAACGGCGCTAACTTTCCTTTTCCTAAAATATTATTACATATAAATAAAGATAGTTTTGATGATGGCTTATTGGATATGGCTTGTGAAATAAATAGCAAAAGAGGTTCAATATATATTTTATATGACCGTGGAAGCGATGTTAAGATAAGTCAATGTTGTAGACTCAGTATAAACCTTACAAAAGAAGAAACAGAAAGGTTAATAAAATCGCCAGAAGAAATGCGCTTTAGTGCTTGGCAGAATATTACAATCAATCTTCCAAGAATTGGATATAAATGTAAATCAATGGATGAATTATTTAAAGAAATTGATAAACTTGTTAATATTTGTATGCAAGGCCATAAAATCAAGTATGATTATATATGCAATTTACTTGATAAAGGTGAAAATGGATGCTTAGGATTTTTAACAAAAGGTTTTGATGGTAAACCGTATTTAAGAAAAGATGAAGCAAAGTTTTTAATTGGTATGATTGGACTAAATGAATTAGTAAAAATAATAACAGGCTTTGAATTACATGAAAAAGAAGAAGCATTAATTAAAGGATTAGAAATAATAAGTTATCTTTATTTAACTATCAATACTTATGCTAAATATTATAATCTTCAAGTTATGTTAGAAGAAACGCCTGCAGAAGGATTATCTTTAAGGGCAGCCTTACTAGATTTAAAACAATTTGAAGAAGCAAAAAATTATGTTAGAGGTAATATTGAAACCGGAGAAGTTTATTATACTAATTCAATACATTTAGCTTATAATGCAAACGTAGATATACTTACAAGGATAGAAAAACAATCTAAATTTGCACCAATGATAAAAGCAGGAGCAATAATACATAATTGGTTCGGAGAATCAGAACCTAATTGGCAATCATTAAAAAAATTATATAAAACAACATTAGAAAATACTAATGCAGTCCAAACTGCTGATAGCCCTGATTTTACAGTATGTAAAGACTGCCATAAAACTTTTAAAGGTTTAAAAGATAAATGTATTTATTGTGGCTCTGAAAACATTTATAATACTACAAGAATAACAGGATATTTCAGCCAGATAAGCGGTTGGACTAAAAGTAAATTAGCAGAATTAAGGGATAGAATAAGAGTTGATATTAGTGGTAATAGAACAAGTATCGGAATAGGTTCTGATAAGATATTATTTTTCAGCAAACCTAATTGCCCAAAATGCGATGATTTAAAAAGAATATTAAAAGAAAAGAATATTGAATTAGAACAAGTTGATACTGAAACTTATCAAGGATTAGCTTTGAGCTGTTATTACAATGTGGATGAACTTCCATGTTTAATGAAAGTAAATGAAAGTCAAGTAATAAGTAAAATATCAGGTGTAGGAAGTTATCTCAAATGGTTAAAAGATAATAGGTAAATTTATTATAATTATTTAATAAAATCGTTATTACAATTTTTGTATTAGCGATTTTATTATATAGTTAAAGGAGAATAGATGATAAAATGTATTATATCTAATAGTAATGAAATAACTGCTATGAAACTTGCAGCACTAGAAAAATGTAAAGATGGTGGTTGGTTATTTCTTCCAACAAACTTACCAGATAGACGTGCTGCATTAATAAACAGAATCATAAATAAAGAATATAAACTAAGAAGACAAGTAACGTTAGTTGGAGATTTTACTAATGAAGAAATAGATAAAATCAAAAGGAGGTAGAACATGAATAAAATAATTTTAAACAATATAAAATATAGTTTTCCAGCAAATCATTTTGAAGATTATGCAGAAGAATATAAAATAAAATCAGTTAAAATAAAATATAAAAATTGGAAAAACGAAATAGCAATAAGAAATATTTATCCTGATGAAATTTGGTATGGTTCAATAGAATATCATAAAAAACCACAATTTTTACTATCTGCATGGGATATTGATAAACAAGCATTTAGAGATTTTGCATTGATAGATATATTAGAATTTATAAAGGAATAATATTATGAAAATACTTGTAACAGGCGCTAAAGGCATGTTAGGCCAAGAAATATTAAAACTTAATAATAATATAATTGGTGTGGATATTAATGATTTCAATATATTAGATATTTTTAATATGCGTAATTATATAAATAATAATAAACCTGATGTTATAATACATTGTGCAGCATTTACAGAAGTAGATAAAGCTGAATTAGATCGCAATTTAGCATTAAATATTAATGGGCTTGCAGTTAGATATTTAGTTGATATATGCAATGATAATAATATAAAATTAGTATTTATATCTACTGATTATATTTTTGACGGCACTAAAAATAGTCCATATTTAGAAACAGATATTCCAAAACCGATTAATTGGTATGGTATGAGTAAATATATAGGTGAACAATTTATGTCTTACTGTCATAAAGGCTATATCGTAAGAACATCATGGTTATTTGGTAAGCATGGAAATAATTTTATTGAAAAAATATTAAATAAAATTAACGTAAATGATTCTATAAATGTAGTTAATGATCAAATAGGTTCTCCAACTTATGCAAAAGATTTAGCAGTATTTTTATTAAAATTAATTGAAACTGAATATTATGGAATATATCATGCGACAAATGAAGGATATTGTAGTTGGTATTCTTTTGCTAAAGAAATATTAACAATATATAATATTAATAAAGCAGCAATACCAGTAACGTCTGATTGTATTGATAATATTGCACCACGCCCTAAAAATTCAATATTATCAAAAGGTAATATGTATAAACATTTTGGAAAATTTCAAACATGGCAAGAAGCTTTAAAAGAATATAAAATGAATTTATAATAAGAGGTATTATGATAGATCCGAATATATTAAGAAATTTAAAACTATTTGGTTATCAAAAAAGTTCATTAAGTGATTACCCAGATGAAATAACATCAATATTATTTACTAAATATTGTAATATGGCTTGCGGATATTGTCATAATTATAAATCAATGCTAGAATTAGAATCATTTAATACAGATCAATTAGCAAACACTATAAAAGATAGTATTAATAATTTATCAACAGCAATAACGATATCCGGTGGTGAACCTACTTTATATGGAAGAGAATTAATATCATTACTAAAATATTATCGATCAAAAACAAAAAAGAAATTAAAATTAGATACTAACGGAACAATGCCGGAAGTTATAAAAGAAATATTAGATAATAACCTTATTGATTTTATAGCAATGGATATTAAAGCTGATTTTAATAATTACTCTAAATTAGGATACGCTAGAAGATCAGAAAATTTATATCGAAGTTATAATATTATATGCAATAGTAATGTTGGATATCAATTTCGATGTACGGTAAGCGAGTTATTTAATATAGATGATTATATATTTATGAGTAGGTATGTGCCGGATATAAAATTACAAAAATATGTTAATATGGATTAATTTAAAAGCCTCTTGAAATAAAAATCAAGAGGCTTTTATTATATAGTAAATAGTTTAACCTATTCAAAAGTATTGATTTTATTGATTTAAAAAATATTTTAAATTATTTTATAAAAACTATTTACTTTTTTAAAATAAAGAGTTAAATAAATGAAATGGAGATGATCAAGATGAATGAATTAAACAAGTGGGAAACCAAGTTAAAAAATTACAGATGCGAAAACAGATTACAGAAAGAGTATATTGACAATTATTTCAGAGCAGTATCTACAGACGCAAAAATCAATATTGCAGAAAAAGCGGCTTTTATATTCGCTACAACATATGTTTATCATGGTGAACTTGGTAATATATTCAGTTTTATAGCTTTTCATTCAAATAATCAGAAAGAAATATGTCAACAGTTAAATGCTTTAATGATCGCTGAGCCGGATTTTACTTACACTAAAGATTTTCATCCGATAATGATGGAACGCTCTGAAGAATACAGACAATTACATGCAAAAATAAACAAATAACAAAAATCTCCTGAGCATGAGAATAAACTGCTCAATATGAAAGCGAGGTAGTTAATATGTGGACAATAGAATTTAAAGATCGATATAATAAAACAGTAGGAGTTATTGATCAAAATATAATTATTGATGGTTGTTTATCGCATGTAGTAGATTGTGTTAGACTTATGACAACACAAATAATACCGCCCATAAAAGCAGTTAAAGTATGGTTTCTATATAATGGCGATAGAAAAGTTACATGTTCAATAAAAGATTTTAATTTTAAAGCTAAAGGTTTAAATTGTCCTAAATGCAATTGGACAAGCGATCTTAATATTTCAACCGGCGAAATATTGTGTCCTAACTGCGATACATTGTTTTCAGTTTAACAATTTTATTAAATAATTATAATAAATTTGATAAGGAGATAATAACAATGAACATACCAGTTTTATATGACGAAAGAAATATAAATGAATTTATTCATCAGTTAAGATTTGCTAATCAAAAATCTGGCAGGCCATTAAAGATCGTATTTGATAAAACATTAGCAAGAATAGTAACCGAAGATGCGAAAGAAATCGCAGTAATCGATTTGCAGAAGAAAGGAAAATAATATGATACTTTTAAAATGGAAATGTGATTATATAAATGTACTTTGTATTGGAAAGGCGTATGTAAAAGATTAAACATGAATGAAAAATGTATTGATCCGAAACAAAGAATTAAGTCAACTAAATAATTATATAAAATGTGAGGTATCAAAAATGAAAATAGCAAAAACCATGAAAGAACTATATAATATTTATGGTACAAGATTTTTTCAGACGATTGTAAATCAGAATGACATAATAAATATTCTTAAACAAATACGGCGCGATGATCTGATAGATAAGCATGTTAATCAATGGTTATATATTGAATACAATAAATATCGTGAAATAATAACATTATATTACAGCGGCGATTTAGAAACTTGTATTCCGCTTGTTATCAATAATAAAATTTATAAGGAAAAAGGAGCATAAAACATGATATTAAAAGAAATCGAAGGCATTGTAATATCAGTAAATAAATATTTAGATAATGATAATCAAGTTATAAAAGAATACAAAATAAAAATATCCAATGATTTATCATTAGATTACCATGCCTCATATATAACCGACATATTAGATGTTGATTGGACTATCGGACAGAAAGTTCTTGTAACATTTACAATATTCAACATTGATAATCAAACAAGTACTTGGAAAATACATTATAGAATAGATAAAATTCAGAAAGGAGAATAACAAATGAAACCTACGTATTATTTTATAACTTATGTTCAGTATGATGTAGACAGCGGTAAACAAGTATATTATAATGACTTAATAATTGGAAGTCCTTTTGAATGGTTAAAATCAAAGCAAATAGAAAATTTTAAAACTTTACATATTCTAAATCACAGAACAATATTAATATCACATCGTCAAATATCAAAAGCAGATTATGATTATTGTAGAGATAATATAAAATTTTGAAAAGGAGAATAACAAATGCAAGATAAATATTATTTCATAACTTTTATTTTAAGAGATATTAATAACGTTGAATATACATCAAATGAAGTTATACCAATACATCCTTTTCGCTGGATGATAGAATGCGTTCCAATTATTGAGAAAACAAAAAATTTAAAAATCATATTAAATAATTGGAAAGAAATAACAAAAGAAGAATATGATTACTATAACATAATCTATCAATGGAACAAAACTACATAAATAATTGGAAGGTGTAAAAATGCAAGTATCAATAATATCACAAAAGATAGATAATCCAATTCATTATATCGCAGAAAATGCGAGAATATGTTATGGAAGAGAAGATTTTAATGAAAACCTTGATTTTAATAACAATAAAGATTTAACAACAGTTGAAAGTTTATTAAACAAAGGGCATCATTCAGTATTTGAATGTATTTATATTGAATGGTATGTGCAAAATATTTCAAGAGCAGCAAGCCATCAATTAGTTAGACATCGCATGGCATCATATTTACAACAGAGCCAAAGGTATTGCAAATATGATATTGAATCCTCAGAAAGTTTTTGGAATAATATGGTTATACCGGATTTAGAATATTTAACCGGCGAAGATCTTATTGCAGCGCAACATGTTATCACTAATAATATAGAAAACACAAAGCTTGATTATAAATATCTTATCAAGTTAGGTGTTAAACCAGAAGATGCAAGATGTATATTACCTAACTGCTCGCCAACGACGATTAAGATAGGAATGAATTTACGGGAATTTTTATTTAACTTTTATCCATTAAGAACAAGTAAACATGCTCAAGCTGAAATAAGAAATTTAGCAATAATAATGTTCGGCACATTAATGACAAAATATATTTCTGATAAAACATTTCAAGATTTTATAATTATATATACTGACTGGTTATCAAAACAAAACAGGCCAGAATGGAAATAAAATAATCCACCAATAAATTTATTATAATTATTTAATAAAATCCTATGGTAATTAATTTTACCATAGGATTTTTTTGTATTTATTTTAATCTAAAAATTTTTTAAATTTAATTATAATTTAAAAATGAAACTTAATAAATTTATATAAAAATGTGAGGTGAAATTTTGATTACTTTTAATCTTAAAGATGAAGAAATATTAAGGACAGGAAAATATAAAGGTTTTGAATTTACCAAAGAAAAACTCAAAGAAATATTTGATAATTTTTATAAACTTAAAAATGAAGTAAGGCCTACAATAAAACTTGGTCATGGTGAACAAGATATTTTAGGCCGTTCTGGTTTCCCTGCTGCTGGATACATTACAGATTTAAAATTATCTGATGATGGTGAAGCAATATATGCAAATCTTCAAGATGTTCCGAAAGAAGTAAAAGAACTTATTGACGCAAATGCTTATAGCAGAAAATCAGCAGAAGTTATTTTAAGTTATGAAGACCCAAATAAAGGTAATGAAAAATTTGGTACTGTTCTTTGTGGTTTAGCATTACTCGGCGAAGAAATGCCTGAAATAAAAACATTGGAAGATATTAAAAAATTGTATTATTCTGATAATACAAACAAAATAGAATTAATAACATTATCAACAAATAACAAGGAGGAAGTCAAAATGGCAGAAGAAATTAAAAAACCTACCGAAGAAGTCAAAATGGCAGAAGAAATTAAAAAACCTACCGAAGATGCATTAAGTCAAACTCCGGTAGTAACTGAGCAGGCCGAAGAAAAAGTTGAAGAAAAAGCCGCAACTGTTCCTGCAGAAGACGTAGTGGTTACTGTTGACGCTGTGGTTACTCAGTTGGAAAAAGTTATCGAAGCTCTTTATGGATTTTTAGAAGGCGCTGTAGAAACTGATGATCTTATGTTATCAAGAGCAGAAAAATCAGTTATGAAACTTGCTGAAGGTTTGAAAAAGAAAAAGAAAAAAGAAGAAACAGAAGTTACAATGGCTGCAGCTAAAAAAGAAGAAGTAAAACCTGAAGAAAATCCTGCAACCGCTAAAATGTCTGATATGGAAAACAAAATCAAAATGTTAGAAATGGAAGTAGAAAAATCGAAACAGAAAGCTAAAGATGCTGAAATCGAAAAACTTAATTTCTCAGATGAAACTTATATCGAAAACCTTGTAAAAGAAGGTAAAATACTTCCAGTTCAGAAAGATAATATTAAAAAACTTTTTTGCTCTATCAATAAAAAAGAAGCAAATATTATCATGTTAAGTGATACTGAAAAAGTTGATATTAAAGAAACCATTAAAAAATTTATTGAAGATATGCCTAAACAGTTAGAATTATCTTCATCATTAACAACTAACATTACAGAAAATGAAGAGAAAAAACCTGAAGTAATTCATATTGATAAAGTAAAAGGTATGTTTCCGAAATTATTTAAAAAATAATTAAAAATTAAAGGAAGGTGTTCTAAAATGTCTATTAAAGTTCCTCACGTAATTCAGGACAAAACTTTTGTTTCTAAAAAGATTTTTCTTAACTCTGCTGATCATCCTATATTAGTTTCTGGTCAGATAGCTTCTGGCGAAACTTTTCCGTTTGTAGCAGGCACTGTTCTTGCAAAGCAGACTTCTACTGGTAAAATAGTAAGATATGATAATGGTGGATCTGACGGTGCTGACACTGCTATTGGTATTCTTGGTTATCAGGTAGATGCTCAATCAGTCGGTGCAACTCCGCTTGATGTTATAATTGATTATTGCATACATGGTGTTGTTTATGAAGCTAATCTTACCGGTTTAGACGCTAACGCAAAAACTGATCTTGCTGGCGCAATAATTTTTAGATAAGATTTAAAATTTATAATAATAAGGAAGGTGTTTTAAAATGTCTGATTCGTTGTACAGTGTATTAAATCCTCAGTATATTTCTGGTCTTATTCAGCAGTTTCCTGTAAAGGAAATGCTTTCAGATTCTTTTTATGCTTCTAAAGAAAGCCAAACAATGGATATTGATTGGGATGTTATATACGGAACTTATCCGATGGCCCCTATATCTGGTATGAACTCGGTAGCTCCTATATGCCAGCCTGAAAATATTAAAACTATGAAAGGCACAGCAGCAGTAATAAAACATAAAATACCGATAAAAGCTTCTGATATGCTTTTACTCCGTAAACCTGGAACACTTAATGAAAAATATGCAAATCAGATGGTACTTGATTATACTGCAAGAGTTAATGATGGCGTTGATATGCGTATTGAATGGCTTAAAATGCAGGCGCTTAAAGGTACTGTAACTTATGCTGACGATGAAACTGGCGTATATTTTACAGTTGATTTTGGTTTTAGACCAACACATAAAGTAACGCTCACAGGAACTGATAAATGGGATGATGTTACTAATGCTGATCCTTTAACTGATATTTTTGAATGGACCGATCTTATAGAAAAAGACGGTGGAGCAGTTGCTGATAAAGTTATAATGAACAAAACAACTTTAATCAAAACTATTCAGTGCTCGAAACTCCGTGACCTTTTGAAATATGACGGTGGCACTGTTGATATTATATCAAAAGTTAAAACTTATCTTTCAGCAATAAATATTGAACTCGTTATATCTTCAGGTATGTACACAGATTCAACCGGCACGAATTATCGTATGCTTGATGATGGCGATGTAATAGTTATAGCATCAAAAGGTAATTCATCTGCTCCTTCAGAATCAACTTGTGTATGGATAGATGCTCCGAATGAATATACTATGAATACTGGAAAATTCGGTGAAACTATAGAAATTAAAGATCCTAAATCTACGCAGATACTTGCGGGTCAGAATGGTTTTGCAGTAATACAGTTCCCAGATCGTATAGTTTACGCAAAAGTATTCTAATTTCGGTCCACGCCTCCTATAAAACATAGGGAGTAGATATAGTGGTTTTTATCTACTCCCTATGTTTTAAATAAATTTATTATAATTATTTAATAAAATCAAAAAGGAATATAAAATGGGAACATATACATCAGCTGATATGGTAAGAGAAAATTACAGAAGATTTACTTCAACATCTTTGATTACTGATGATAAGATAAATTATTTTATTGCAAGAATTGAAGGGTTGATAAATGGTATATTATATAAAGTTTATCAATTACCTTTAGTTTGTTCTATATGTCCAACACCTAATGCTCCAGAAATGATTGTTACAATAGCTACTGATATGGTAACTGCTAAATGTTTAAAATATTTTTATGATAGTAATCAAGCAGAAGAAAATCCAGTAGCTAAAAATATGTGGAAAGAAAATCTTGATATGTTAAAATCGATGGTAGATAAAACTCCAGAACTTTTATTACCATGCACGTTCAGAGATGGTGTTACATTAAATGAAAAAGGACAATTAGAGTTTGGATCTACTGCTAATAGTGAATCAGAAATATGGTCAACTGCTATGGATGTAAACAAAATTGGATACCCTTCGGTATTTAATCTTGATGATTGGGTTAATTCTGGAGTTAGTGAAAATCAAGAATATGATATTACTTACGATAGGTTGAAATAAATGAAAATAGCAATTTCGTCAATAATTAAAAACCGCCAATGGGTTATTCAGGATTTTCTCGATAAAATAATAGAAATAGAATATAATAAAAAAGATATATACCTTATATTTATAGATGATTTTAGCATTGATAATTCTTTAGATATTTTATATGAGTTTAAAGATGCATATAAAGAAGAATATGCAGAAATAATAATTTTACAGTCTGATAGATTTTTTGATAATAATATTAATAGTAGAGTTCTTAAAGATAGAAATAAATTATATGAACATTTAAGTTATTTACGAAATAAAGTAATAGATGTTTGTAAATATTTAAATGTAGATTATCAATTCAGCATCGATAGTGATATATTAGTAAGTAAAGATATTTTAAATCATTTGTTATCATTCAATAAAGATTATATTGCTACAATAATTATAAATGATAATCATTTATTACCTAAATTCGATTACGTTAATTTAAAAAATAGATATATAAATGCAAGCCTTGACTTAATAAGCGTACCGATTCATTTTAAAAATTATGAATTAAATAAACTGTATAAAGTTGCTATGAGCGGGGCTTGCTATTTAATATCTAAAAATATATTTAAGTATCAATTTGAAAATCATAAATTCGGCGAAGATAGCGGATATTGCTTAAACATTCAAGAAGATAAATACCTTGAAACAACTATTAAAGCAATTCATGTAATGGAAGAACGATACTTAGAAGATGGTTTAAAAGCATTTGAGGAGTATTTTAATGGCTGATATCGGATTTTCAATAAACATAAATACTTATGATGCTAATAACGTTATCAAAGGTATATTAGATAGACTTAAAGATGCTACACCAGCATTTAGAACTATCGCAAATTTCATGCGTAAAAAAGTTATTCAACATTTTACAAATGAAGAAGGCGAAACAGCTAAATGGAAAGCATTATCACCAGTTACGGAAGCATTAAGAAGAAAAGGAAAAAAGAAAAATAAATCAAATAAAATATTACGAGATACTGGCGATTTAATCGCAAGCATACAATCAGGAAGCGGTAAAGGATCAATATATGAAGTTGATTTTCATCACGCTAAAATAGGAACTACAATTTATTATGCTAAGTATCATCAACAGCCAGATAACAAAGGCGCAACAAATAGTTATGGTGGAAAAGGTAAACTTCCAAAAAGAGATTTTATGTATTTAAAGACTAATGATATAGATGAATTAGCAGAAATACTTCAAAAGTATTTAACAACTGGAAAATAAATTTATTATAATTATTTAATAAAATCAAAAGGATATTTCTAATGAAGCAAGCGGTAACTGATTTATATAATTTATTATCAACAAATCCATTATTACTTTCTGATACTGGCGATAATATTAAAGTAAACACATTTGCACAGTATGCAAATCCCCTCATTGATAATTTTCCGGCAATACTATTAATAAGAAGATCAAAAGCAAAACAAATAAAAACAATAGCTTCAGGATATATAGAAAATTTTACAATAGATATTTTAGCTATGACACAGCAATTTGAAACTGATTACACAATATTAGATGGTGTTGAAGCATTAGATAAATTAGTAAAAAACATAGAAACAATATTACAGCAAAACCCTAAAATTAATGGTAATTATCTTGATAGCAATATTGATGGAACAGACTATGATAGTTTTGTAACTAACAACTATATTAATTTTACAGCTACAATATCAGTAACATTACAAAAAAGAGTAGTATATAATTGTTAAGGAGTGAATAAATATATGCCGCCTAATGTAGTTAAAACAAAAGCAGATGAAAAGAAATGGGAAGAAGCAAAAGCAATAGTTAAGAAACAATACCCAGATAGAGATGAAAGAAATTTATACGGTTTAATAAATCATATTTATCAAAATATGAAGAAATAAATTTAAAAGGAAGGTGTTTTAAATGGCTCTTGGAGTGCTTTCAAAAATGTTGGTTATAGACGAAGCTAATTACGGCGTTTATAATCCAGCAGCTACTAAAAAAAGAGTTGAACTTGCTGAAGATTCTATGTCTATTGATTTAGGTTATACTGATCCTGAAACGATAACTGGTGTTCGTATTAAAGCCGATAACATTCAGACTAGAAAAACAGTTGAAGGTTCCATATCAATAGTTGCAGCTCCTGAAAATGGTTTTACTAAATTTTTAAAATATGCTTGCGGAACAGTAACTACAAAAGCTGGTGAATTTAAAAGAGAAAGATTCACTAATGTTACAGGTGCTACATTTACATTAACTAACACTCCAGTTCAGACTGGAACAGTAACAGTTTATAAAAAAGTAGTTGGTGGTAACTGGATTGCTCAAACAGAAGATTTAGGTGCAACACCTACAGGCGCAGAATATTCAATTAATTTGACTACTGGTGAAATTACAATGGGCGAAGCATTAAGTGCTACAGATCAGGTAATGGTAGAATATTGTAAAGCAGTTGCAAACGTTTATTCTCATATATTTACCGCTGGCGATCAGCCCTCATTCCAGTATTGGAATAAAAAAGGTAATATTGAATTGTTTGAATATACCGGCTGCAAAATTGACAATATGACTATTAATATTAATTCAGAAGATTTCTTGAAAGCTGACTGTGATATTATAGCTCAAGATGAAAAATATGGAACAGTTACTGGACATTCTTATGATGATAGTTTACAATTATCAGCACTTGATCCTTTCGTATTTAAACAGGCAGGCGCAACATTAGATTGGGCAACTGAAACGATGCTTGAAAATATTGAAATATCGATATCGAATAATCTCGATCCTAGATTCTCAATTCGTTGTGATAATACTACAAGAGCAATAACTCCAGGCAAACAGGAATTTTCACTTTCAACAGAACTTGAATTTACTGATATGACTTATTATAACAAATTTAAAGATGCTACAAGAGGCGTTCTTGAAGTTAAATATGGTCTTTGTAACGGCGTTGAAATAGGTTCCACTGGTGTTTATTATCAGTTCCATGTATTTGTACCTAACTTCAGATTTGAAACAGCAGAGCTTCCGACATCTACGGAAACAATGATGATAAGTGCTGACGGCTTTTCTAACCTTGATAAAGGTTTAGACTACGGCTATCAACTTGTCGTGATAAACAGTGAAAGTTCAGTCTAGGTGATTCTTTACATAATTAGTAGATTAGCAATTAATTTTGCTAATTTACTAAAATATATTTTTATAGGAGTGTATTATATGAAACTACGCAAAACCACAAAAGAAATTACTCTTGGTGAATTTAAAGCAATAATTAGAAAACTTACAGCAGATGATATGCTTGAAATACAATCAGCGGCAGTAAAAATAAAAAATGTAGATAGCAAATTAAACAATGCTAATATTGCAGATTACACCGAAGTTGATAATAAAAAATTTAGAGTATTACGTTTTGTTAAATCAATAGTTAGTTGGAATATTGAAACAGAAGATAGCACAGAAGATGCAGTAAAATATTTAGCAATAGATGAAAGTTCATTAAAAATATTAGATAATGAAATATTTACTTTTATAGAAAAAGAAATTAATAACCTTAATAATCCTTCAGATGAACAATTAAAAAACTAAGGCGGGGCTTACATAGCACTTTAAACAATAGAAGTTATAATGAATATACTATAGAAAATATTCAATTTTTAAGAGTATTAAACATAGCTAAATATTTGCAAATAAGCCCTAATGAAGTTTATACATTATCTTATGATTTTATAGTTAGACTTGAAACATATATAAAAGCAGAGAATGAAGAAAATGAATTAAAAGAAAAAAAGAACAAAGCTAAAAGAAAAGCAAGAGGACATTAAATGTAATTTGTAATGCGAACCGTTAATAATAAATTTAATGGTTTGCATTTTTATTTATAAAGGTGGTGAATATATGGCAAATAATGAAATAAGTTTAACTGCAGAGCTAGATTCAAAGCAAGCATTAAAAGCATTAGAAGGAATATTAGATGGAATAAAAGATATTGCTAAAATTGCTAAACAGCAAATGGAAATACAACTTGACATTTCACAAAGCATTAAAGACCTTAAAACAGTTAATAATGCTTTACAAGATGTTAAAGAAAATGCTGATATTCCTATTAATATTGATACTTCAAGCACTAAAGGTTTTGCAGGAACTTTATCAAGTATGTTTTCAGGTATTGGAAGCACAATAACAAGTTTTTTAAATCCATTGAATTTAATTCCGAATTTATTTAGTGGTATATCTAGCGCTGCTGGTTTATTATCTTCAGCATTTAGTGGATTAATATCTGTAATGTCAACTATTGGAAGTTTAGTATCAAGTGCTATTATGCTTCCATTTCAAGCAGTATCAGCAGTATTTAATACCATTACTGGAGTTATAAGTTCTGTTGTAGGTGGTTTTACTGAATTAGTATTTTTTGTTGGCAATTTAGGGCAAGCGTTTGATACACTTATAAGATTTGCACAACCAGTAATTAATTTTTTTACAGGAATTTATGATAGTTTAAGTAATGCAGTAAATGTTACAGCAGACTTTGAAAAGCAAATATCGAATGTAGCTTCTGTAACCGGCGCAAGTGCGGAAGAGATGAAACAATTATCGGACGCAGCTTTAAATGTAGGCGCGGTAACATCATTATCTGCAAGTCAAGCAGCAGAAGCGTTATATGCTTTAGGTTCTGCTGGTTTATCAACACAGGACGCAATAGCGGCATTAGAAGGTACAGCTAAATTATCAGAAGCAACACAATCAAATTTAGCAAGTTCAACAGAATTAGTTGTATCAGCTATAACTCAGTATGGAATGACAGCTTCCGATGCTGTTAAAATATCAAATGTATTTGCGGCCGGTGTAGCAGGTTCTCAGCTTAATATGGAACGATTAGGCGCGTCAATGAAATATGTCGGGCCAGTAGCTAAAACTTTCGGATTATCGATTGAGGGCACAGTTGGTGTTTTAGGTGCATTAAGTAAAGCTGGTATTATGGGCGAAATGGCAGGTACAGCATTACGCAGCGCGTTAACAGATTTATTAAATCCAACAGGTAGAGCTAAAGAAACATTAACAGCGTTAGGTATCTCAACGGAAGAAATGAATAAAAAAATTACAACCGCCTCAAGTAGCGGTTTAAATCCTTTTGTAGCAGCATTAGAATTATTACAAGCAAAAGGAATGACAAGTAATCAAGTATTAGCGTTATTCGGTGATACTGGCGGCCCCGCGATGAGTGCATTATTATCGCAAGGTATAAATAAAATAAAAGAAATGGAAACGACTGTAACAGGTACAAATGCAACATTTGACATGGCTAAAGTTCAATTAGATAATTACGCTGGCGCAGCTATGCAATTAAGCGGATCAATTGAAACAGTTCAGATATTAATTGGTGGCGTATTTCAAAAATCATTAACATTAGTAACTAATACATTAATCGAAGTGGTAAATGGTTTTACTAATTTTTTGCAAACTACAGGATTAGTAACATCAGCTACTCAAGCATTAACTGGCATAACACAAATATTCATTACTAGTTTAAATATGTTATCACCAATAACTAATATTATTATCAGGTCATTTACAGCATTAGGCACTATATTAGCAACCATTATATCTTCAGTAACAAATTATATTGCTACAAATGAATCTTTTAAATCAAGTTTTTCTGGAATAAGTTCCGTAATAACAATGCTATCAACAGTACTTTTAGAATTAATTTCTAATATAACCGGACTATCACCAAATGTATTAACTTTAGGTGCAAATTTAGAAACTTTAAAAACAACTGTAGCAGCATATATTAATCAATTATTATCTAGCGTTTCAGCGCAAAATGCTTTTAAAATAATACTTGATTCCATATTATCTGTAATAAAAACTGTAAGTGTTGCATTATCTACAATTACTGTAGCTGTTTTGCAATTTATAAATTCATTTCAATTCCAAAATTTAAAAACTGGTGAAGGAATATTAAACGCTATTGCATTAGCTACGCAAAATTTAGCTAAATATATCAATGAATCTATTACATCAATAACATTATGGGCTGCAGAATTTATTAAATCAGGTGACGCATTTAATACTTTAAAAACAATATTATCTACAAGTATATCAATAATTCAAGGTGTTGTTAATGCGTTATTATTAATACCTGCGGCAGCGTCTAAAATATTACCTATGATTAATGAATTAGCAAAAGGATTATCGACAGCGTTTTTATTATTAACGCAAGGTGATATTAAAGGATCTATTGAACAAGTCTTTAATACAATAACAACTTCTATAACTAATTTTATTGGAGCATTAGCGGGAAATAAAGAAAAATTAACAACAACATTTAAACAAATATTTGATGGAATATCTACTGGATTTGTGGATATAAATAATAATATTATAAAACCAGGAATTGAAAGTTTTAAACTTGCATTACAAAATGGGTTATTACAATCAATCGCAGAAATAGCAGCTAAAATATCAGAATCTATAAAACAAATAGGCACTGCAATTTCTACAGGATTATCCTCAGTATTTAAAGGTGTAAAATCAATAGGTGAATTATTAAAAGAATCTTTAGGTGCAGGTAATGATACTACAAGTCAAATATTTAGCCCCGTTGTTGAAGCAATTAAGCAAGGTATTGAAATAATAAAAGTAACTATTAATGAAGGAGTTCCTGCATTAAAAAGCTTAGTTATACCATTAATACTTGATTTTATAGCAGCAATAAAAGAATCTATTAATTTTTTACCTGTATCAGAAGAACTTAAAAAAGGTTTATTACAAATAGCTACTATTTTAGAGCAAGGAATAAGCACTGAAAAATTTACAGCTATGTTTAAAAAATTAAAAGAACCTATTATAACAGTAATTAAAGAATTAGCTGCAGAAATTAAAAATGTTATTTCTGTCGAAATAAAAAATGCTGTTACTGGCGGTTTTGATATTGCATTATCAGGCATTATAATAGGTATAGGAATATGGGCAGCATCATTATCAACGACAATTAGCACAGCAGTTACCGGAGCAATTGGATGGTTTTCAACAACCGGAATAGCAGTATTTGTAAAATCTATTGGTACATGGCTTGCAGGAACAGCAATAGCATTACCTGCATTAATAGTCGGTTTCAGTGTTGTTATTGGTCAATATTTAATTCAGTCTGGTTTGGAATGGGCTGGATATTTTACAACAGCGTTATTAACTGCTGGTTTAGCTATAACTGCTGGAATAGCGGCATGGCCAGCACTTGCGTTAGCTGCTATTGCTGGTGTTGGATTAGCAATATATAATTATCTTATAGGTAATTCATTAATCGATGATATTCCTATGTGGTTTGGTGAGGTATTTCAAGCAACCGTAGATTACTTTGGAACAGTTGGAGAAATATTAGCAGCACCTTTCATGGCAATATGGGATTTCATAGCTGAAAGCACAACTGCAATTACTGAAAGCATAACAACATTGACAAATAGTATTGTAGAAACAATAGTTTCAATATTTACTTCTGGAACGCAATTAATAGCAGATACTTTTAATTCAATTTGGACCTTCATGACAGAAACAATAACAACAGTAACTGGATATGCTACTGAAATAGCAAATGGAATAATAAATACTATTAATGATTTGATAACTACCGGAAAAGATACAATAATAAATACTTTCAATAATATTTGGGAAACAATTAAAGGTATGGTTCAAACTGTTATTGATATAGGTACTAGCATTGGTGAAGGATTAATGAATGCTATTAATGGTGCTATTGAAATGGGTAAATCAGCAATAGAAACTACTATCAATGGAATAGTTTCAATTGCTCAAACTGCTTATGATAATGTAATGTCAATAGTTAATTCAGCAAAAGCAATAGCCTCAGCACCGATTGAAGTAGTTGCTAACGTTGCATCTGCTGCTGGTGAAATGGTTGGCTCCTATGGATTAGCAAATGGTGGAATAATAAAACCAACAAGAGGTGGAACATTAGCAACCTTAGCTGAAGCAGGAATGGCAGAGGCAGCTGTTCCATTACCTGATGGTAGAAGTATTCCAGTTTCTTTTAATAATTTACCAGATTTTTCAGCATTATCAAACAATCAAAATACTGGAGATGTAAATATCAATTTTGGTGATGTAACAATAAGTAATGATATGGACAGCAAAGAATTTTTCAAAAAAGTTGAAATATCTGTCAATGAAGCATTATTAAGAAGAAACGGTAGAAGATAATTTTTTTATGGTTGTATCTTTATAATAGATACAACCATAAAATTTTATTAAATAATTATAATAAATTTATTACATAAAAAGTTTATAATTAATAAATTTTTAATTTTATTTAAAAATAAAATTAACAAAAAAGGAGTATAAAAATAATGAAAAAATTAATAATTTTAATGGTTTTCTTATCTATATTTGTATCAACAGTTACATTTGCAGCTTCTTCATTTTTTACAACGGAACAGGTGTTAAATAAAGTATTAGACACTACTGAAAACAAATTAAAAACAACAGCATCAATATCAGTATCAACATTAGAAGTAACTGTAACTCCATATACTAATACTATTTTTAAAAGAATTACGTTAGCACCAATGATTGATAGCGGTGGTGCTTTAGATTTTGGTACTGAAGTTAGTTCATGGGTTATTTTAAATATGGCTGAAACAGCTGAAATTTATATAAAATTTGACGCGCCAGCTACTCCGCTAGATTTTAAAGTTCCTGCTGGTAGCGGTATCGGAGGTAATTCAAAAGTTACAAATATCCATTGTCTTTCAACCGATATGGCAGAAGTTCAAGTGATTGGATACTATTAATATGCTGATAGATTTTTTGATTGATGTTATTAAAAATTTACTTAAAAATTGGAGGATTAAATGAAAAAAATAATTATAGCAATATTAATATTTTTATCTTTTTATAATATTGCATATTCAGCACAGCCTAAAATAAATGATGCTCAAGTAGGATTATCAGTATATAATAAATCAGCGCCGTCAACAATATATAAAAGTTCAATGCATGATGGTGAATATACAGGCGAAGTATTAATAGATACTATGGCAGCATCCTCAGATTTATATAAAGCTTTATACTTATCGCCTTCTGGTTGGAATAAAGCGATAGCATCATCAATAGAAGTTAATTTACCGTGTTTAGGAATTTGTGTTGAAACAGGTACTGGTGATAGAAAAATATTAACTAAAGGCTATATAAAAAATAATTCATGGGATTTTTCAGCAAAAGGATTACTTTATTTATCACCTATAACATCGGGCGAAATAACAATTGCTAAGCCAACAGCAGTAGGTCAAATAATACAAGTTTTAGGATTAGCATTAGGTAGTGATGAAATATATTTTAATCCTTCAACAACATATATTGAAATAGGTGAATAATATGAAAAAAATAATACTAATATTTTATATTTTATTCGTATTTTCAACACCTGTTTTTGCTGTTGAAATTTCAAGTTTTGGTAACCAAAGTTTACCTTTTGGTTATACTTCAGGAACGCCTATTGATAATTTTGCTTCTGCCAAATTTGCAAATAGTAATAAAGTAGTTGTTGTTTATAGTGATACAGGCCAAAAATATGGTGCAGCAGTAGTTGGAGATATAAATATTAATAATACTGTTGACTGGGGTGCAGCGTCTATATTTACATCAGTAAATACTGCTGGAAATTTATGTAAAGTAACTACTATTGGAACAGATACTATTGTAGTAATGTATTACAATGAAGTAACTACATATACGCTAGTTAGGGCAGGAACAATTGATGAGAGCAATAATATTACATGGGCAACGCCAAATAATTTAGGCACTTTTACACCCACAAGCTATAGTTTATTAACGATGGATAGCAATAAATTTATTGCTGGAGTTACTGGTCCTAGTAAACCAGCCACAGTAACTGTTGGTATATGTAATGCAAATAAAACTATAACATGGAATGGTAGTGCTGATATAATTGCTGCAAATTCTTATATGAGTTTAACTAAATTAACTGATACTAAATTTGCAAGATTATTATTATACCCTTCATATAATATTGTTACGACATATAATATTATAGAACAAGGTGGGCCATATTATAATATTACTTCCGGCGTAGTATCTGCATTTGATTCAAGTTCAACTTTATATTATCCTAGTATTGTAAGTTTATCATCTACAAAAATAGCTATAAGTTTTCAAGATTCTACTGATGGTAATAAAGGTAAATGTAAACATGCAATATTAGACGGTAGTGATAATATGTCATGGAGTGATACTAAAACTTTTACTACAAATAATGCAGCACTTATAAATTCTATACCAGTTGATTCTTCTAATTTTATTATTAATTATTCAGATAATTCAACATCTGCTTATGGGAAATCAGTGGTAGTTAATGAAAATAATAATGTTTTAACACCAGCAGATATAAAAACATATATAAATTCAGATGTTTCATTTTCATCAAGTTCATTATTATTATCTTCAGATAAATTTATAAATTTTTATAGCTGTTCATCAAGTAGCTATAATGGCGTAGCTAAGGTTGGTTTTTTAACTTATCCAACGCAAGGATATAAAAATAAGTTAAATGGTATAACTATACAATATATAAATAATATAATACCAGCAAAAATAAATGGAATATAAAGGAGAGAAAAATGAAAAGACTAATTATCCTATTAACTTTTTTACTTTTAATACCTAATATTTTATTTGCTGAAGTTTTTAATTTTCCAATTAAAAAGGCCAGCAAAATATATTTATTAGATGGCAGAACTGTTGAATTAAGTATTACTAATATTGATGCTACTGTAAAGTGCAAATGATGTAACGATAGGAACAACGCCTGTTTCAATTGCAAATATAAACTATAATTTCCCACTATTAACGAGCGAAGTAAAAGTTGGGACTGCCAAATCGGCAACAGAATTAATAGTTAACATAGATTATGAATAAAAAGGAGATGGAAAAGTAAATGAAAAAATTAATTTTAACCTTATTATTTTTACTAACACCTACTATTTTATTTGCTGAAATAATTAATTTTCCAATTAAAAAAGCAAGTAAAATATATCTTTTAGATGGAAGATCAGTTGAATTAAGTGTTACAAATCTTGACTCAACTGTAAATTCTATTATTAATGATGTAGCATCAAATTATTTTACTAAACTTGAAATACAAAATAATTATGCAACAACAGCTTCAGTAGCATTAAAAGCTAATGTTCTTGATGTATATAATAAAACTCAAATTGATGGATTACTTTTAAATTTAGACAATCTTTATGCTTCTTCAAATTCTGTATTATTAAAAGCTAATAATTTGTCTGATTTAAATAATACAGCAATATCAAGAAACAATTTAGGGTTAGGAACGGCAGCAACTAAAAATACAGGTATTGCTTCTGGTGAAGTTCCAATATTAGATGCTGAAGGTAAATTATCAAGTACTGTTATTCCTGCGCTTTCATTAACTAATTCATATTCAGTTTTAGATACTATAGAATTATTAACTTTAGATGTTGAAACTGGCGCTATTGCTATTGTAACTAATGAATCTAAAACATATATTTTACATCAACAACCATTTTCAACATTTGAAAACTGGTGGGAAATCGTTTCACCTACCGGCGGCGTAACATCAGTTAATGCTAAAGTTGGTGCAGTAACATTAGATAAAACTGATATTGGTTTAGGTAATGTTTTAAACGCCGAACAAATGACAACATTACATCCAGCAAATAATATTACTGGATTTGGCTCTGGTTCTGCTACTACAATAGCAAGAACAGATGATCCAGCAATATTAGATGTTCCTAATAAAGCAGATAAAACTTATGTTGATAGTACTTTAGAAAATCATATAAATACTAATTATATCCATGGATTACCTTCGCCGGTATCACAAGCCGGAAAGTATATTAAATCAAATGGTTCTATATATGAATTAGAAACTATATCAGCGACAGGTAGTACCACATCGATAGAGTTAAAAGCAGAAATAGCTACAAACACAGGTGATAATACTTCTTATGATTTAGCCGGAAATTATACAACTAATACTTTACAAGTTTTAGTTAATGGTTTATTTTATGATTCTTCTTTATATTCTTTATCAGTAGTTTCTGATAAAACAAGAATAACTTTTGGATCAGCATTATATTCTTCTGATGAGGTTGCAATAATAAGAGTATATGGTTCTGTAGCTAATCCTGAAGATTTAGCAAATTATTACACTAAACTTGCTTCAGACGCTACTATGGAAGCATATATTGCTTCATTAAATTTAGCTAATAAAGCTTATGTAAATGGAACAGATGAGTCTAATGTTGCGTCAATAAATGCATTAACTACAGCATTAAATAGTACAGAAGTAGCGTTATTATTACAATATGCAAGATTTTCGGCAGTTAACTCAAGTGGTAAGTTATCTGGTGGTACTTTTACATATGATGGTCTTGGTGGCGTAAACTATACTACGATGGAAGTGGCTCTAAAAAATGCAGATAGTCAAATAGCACCTTTAGAATATTTTACTATTCCAGCGGGTAATATTCCAGCAGCCTCCTTAACTGCTGGAAATGTCTATTATGCGTATGTTGATTATAATAGTGGAAATCCTCAAGTATTAGTAACTACAAATCGTACAATAATAAGAACAACAGACCAATTTGATTTACAGAGATTTTATAAAAATTCAGTAACTGTATATATTGGAGCTGAAGGTTTTAATGCTTATAATTTTCCACGTAGAGAACACGAAAGAGTTTTTGCAAGAGGTGTTGGTGAAAGATTTAGTGGTGCTGAAATTGCTGAAAAATCAGAAAGATATTTAACCATAACAGCATCAACATGGTATAGTGGAACATCAATGGTGTCTAAAGCCGCATCAGATTCTCAAATTGATGGTTTTGAACATTATTATAGTTATAATGCGATAGCAGATACTTGGGAAGATCATATAGCAACATATCCTAATCAAATTGATAATACTAAATATAATGATACTTCAACAGGAGCATTAGTTGACTTAAATAATAATAATTATGGTGTTCATTGGATTTATATTGGTGGTTCATCTAAAATGTCTGTAATATTTGGGCATGGAACATATAAATTATCAGCTGCTATTTCAACTCAACCTCCAGCAACCCTTCCAGTGTATTTAGAGCAATTTGGTGAGTTAGTTGGAAGAGTTATAATAGCTAAAGATGCAACAACTTTTCAATCTATTGATAGTGCATTTATAGTTCCTTTTGTTCCAACAGAATATAATCATAATGATTTACTTGGAAGAGATGCTGCTGATACACATCCGGCAAGTTCAATAGCGATAGCCAGCACAGCAGAAATAGTATTTAATACAAATATACTTCAAACTGCTTTAGATTATATCGCAGAAAATTATTCAACTACCACTACAATAACAGGGCTGCTTAATACAAAAATAAGCACTATATATGATACTGATGATACTTCAGGTTCCACTGGAACAGCTATAACTTTAAAAGGTAGTTCAGACATTACAGTATCAAGAACTGGTGATACTTTTGAAATTGATTATACAGGAACCGGTGGTGGTATAAGTCAAATATATGCAAATTCAGATGCTACTGGTTCTACTGGACCTAATATAACTTTAAAACAAGGTTCTAATGTTACAATAACAAGAACAGGTGATACTTTTGAAATATCAGCTACTGGTGGGACATCTGGTGTAACAGGAACTTATTCAGCATGGCAAGTTCTTGAATATCCTGTTTATATGACAGATACCGATACAATAACAATAATAGATAATGCTACTACTGCAGTATATTTAAAAGCAGGATTACCTTTTAAATTTATGCATGATACTACTGCTTATTATGCTTTAATAAATTCAGTAACAGATGGTGGTGATACTTTAACAATAGATTTATGTGGAGCACCATTTACAGTGTCATTAGCTGCAAATACATGCTACGCAGGAACAGCAGAAAAAGTAAAACAATTAAATTTTGCTGTTAATGGTTATTTTGCTGATGCTGCAGAAACATCACTTTTAGCAAATGATATGTTTACATATTACAAATGGGATTTGCCAAAAGCCTACCTTTGTAAAACATCATTAAGAGTTAGAACGCTTGATAGTGGTGCAGCAAACAGCAGAGTAAATGTAACTTTAGGTACAGGCGATGTATTAACTTCTAATACAAATTTAGGTTTAACTGTAAGTAATTCATGGGTTAATAATGCAACAGGTGAAGTTAATGTATCAAATTATGACGTTAATTTCGGCGATACAGTAGAAATAAAAACAGATGATTATTCAACAAATAAAGATGCTCGTGATTTAAGTGTCCAGCTCAATTTTGTAATGGAATAATAATAGATAGATAAGCATATTAATATATGCTTATCTATTAATATAATAAAGGAGTTTAAAAATGTTTAGAAAGATTTATCATGATATTAATGCTTACAGAATTTATGAAAATAGCAACGGAAGATTTGTAGATGAAGGATATCCACTATATGTAAAATTTATTCAAGATGGAAATTTACCTTCAATAGAAATCGACCAGAGCATTACTGATATAATTGAAATTGTTGATGGAGTAGTACAGTATAAACCTGATTATGAAGCAACATTATTATTAAAAGCAAAAAATAACGCTAAAAATACTCTTTATAATAATAGACTTATTAAAGATAACGGCGGTTTTGAATTTAGTGGAATGATAATCGCGACTGATGTTAATTCTCAGTCAATATTAGCTAACGCGTATATAGGTGCTAAAAATGGATTACTTGAAGGTGGTACTAAATGGAAAACTGAAAATGGTGATATTGATTTAACTAAAGAACAAATTATAGCAATATACGAAGCTGTTTTCAATTTTATAAGAACAAATTTTACTACTGAAATTACCAAAAGAGCATTAATCGATGCTTGTTTAACAATAGCAGAAGTTGAAGCAATAGATTTATCCATATAAATTTATTATAATTATTTAATAAAATTTTGGAGGTTATTAATGAAAATTGTAGAAATAAAAAATTGCCTAAATGAGTGTGGTTGTAATAGAAATGAAGATATTACATGGGCAATAGTCTTTAATCATTACATTTTAACAGTATGCGATAAATGTTTAGGAGAATTAAGAAATAATTTACAAGAAGGTGATATAGAGTGAAAAGATTAATATTTTTACTATTATTGATTCCTCAAATATGTTTTGCGCAGATGATAGTCCAAAATCGCGATATAAAACAACATCCAGCAACAAAGCTTTTTATATCTGGCAATCATTTAGTCTCTGATTTCGAGGATGCGTCAGCATCGAATAATCAGATAACAAAATATGCTGATGCTAAAACAGTCAATGAAACAAGCGCAACAAATCCTAAATATTTCCCTGTTGGAAATGATAAGGGGATTTACTTTGATGGCACTGGAGATTTATTAAGTATTGCAGATAATGCTGACTTAGAAATCGGATCTGATAATTATACCATTGATTTTTGGTATTTAACTAATAGTTTAGTTGCTGGTGGCACAACAAAACAAATATTAGGTAAATATATAACAACCGGAAATCAAAAGGAATATTTTATACATTTAGATGAAAATGAAAAAATCGTAGCCGGATATACAACTAATGGTTCAACAGATATTACAATGATATCTGCTAATGCAGTAACATTAAATACTTGGTATCATATATCTTTTGTACATAATGGATCAGAATTATATTTATTTGTAAATGGAATATTACAAGAAACTGATACCGGAGTTGCTACTGTATTTGCAGGGACGGCAGCATTAACGATAGCAGCGTATAACGGCGCTACTACTGGAAATCATAGTGGTTTTTTACAAAATATTAGATTTACAAAAGGTGAAGCCTTATGGACTTCTAATTTCACACCCCCAGCTTTAAATAGCACATACGAAACAACAGCAAACACTAAACTCTATATCAAAGGCCATGACAAAGCAGTCAACACAACTGTTATGACTGATGATAGCGGAACAAACAAAACAATAACAACAAATGGTGATACAAAAGTTGGTTATAGCAGAGGCGTAGCAAGTTATTTTGATGGCACAGGTGATTATATAAAAACTCCAATAACAACAGATGCAAATTTTGGTAGTAATGACTTTACTATTTCTACTTGGTTCATGCCAACAACTAATCCAGCTATAAATAATGGTAATATTCAAACAATAATATCAAAATATGATTCAAGCGGAACTAATAGAAGTTATATTTTATATTATAGAAATAATGGGACTTCAACATATTTATTAGAATTTGAATATTCTACTAACGGTTCATCAGGTATATTTCTTACGCAATCCGGTCGATTAACTTTAAATAGGTGGTATCATATTGCAGTAATTAGAAGTTCAGATACTATTTCTTTGTATGTAGATGGAGCATTACGCGACCACGATGATGGTGTTGGTGGTTTATATGATAATAGTAAACAAGTGTTAATAGGTGCTTATTATAATTCATCGCCAACTATATCAACTATATCTTATTTACCCGGGTATATTTCAAATTTAAAAATAAAGAATGGCTATGCTGATTATACAGATACATTCACACCACCAGAAACCGAACCAGTCGCAGACCAATACACTAAGTTATTATTGAAACAGAAGATGCTAAAAATTCCTGATATTGCTACTAATAAAACTATAACAATTAATGGTCAAACGATGAATAGGAATTTTGCTAAAGTTGGAAAGAATAGCATTTATTTTGATGGAAGTGGTGATTATATAACATCTGCATTATCTACTGACACTGACATGGGAACAGGAAGTTTCACTATAGATTTTTGGATATATTCAAATACCCCAGCATCTAACTGTCATATTGGCGGAATAAATGATAATGCCAACGCAAACGGCGGTGGAGTCCATTTTGTAACCACCCCGCAACTATATGCGAGGATAAATTCAGCAACCTTTGATTTAATAGATTCGACATATACTGGTGAAAAATGGAATCATGTAGCGTTAGTTAGGAACGGGAATAGTTGGAATTTATACGTTAATGGTATAAGCAAAGCCAACGCCACAAACTCTTTATCATTGACTTACGCAGGAACCGGCATTGTTTTGGGCCGTAGAATGTATGATACAACTCAACAGTTTAAAGGATATATTCAAGATTTTAGAGTAACAAAAGGCAAGGCGCTGTGGACTTCAAATTTTACACCTCCACGTCGATCAGGAGCCTTTTAAATTTATTATAATTATTTAATAAAATCAAGGAGGTATAATATGTTATGTGATAAATGCAAAGCTGAAATCATTATTCCAAAATTAATAATCAAATCAACATTAGAAGATAAAGTAATAAAAGCAGGAAATGCAAGACCACAAGGCACAAATATTAATATTGATAAAATAGTAATTCATTCTCAAGGCGTTCCAGACGATTTTGGAGATAAAAAAGCATTAAGTTCCATTCAAAATTGGTTTACTCAATATCGTGCAACTGGAAAATCATCGGCGCATTACTTTATAAATTTCAATGGGGATATTCACTTACTGGTGCCAGAGGATGCTATTGCTTACCATGCAGGAACTAATGGTAATAAAAATTCAATTGGTATAGAGATGGCTGGAAATACATATAGAACTAAATTTACAGATAATCAAGTAGCATCATTAAAACTTTTAATTAATGATATAAAAAGCAGGCATAAAATTAAAAAAATATATACTCATGCTGATTTCGGTAAAGAAGGTTGTCCATTTAAAGATGGCAGTAATAATCCTTTAATAAAAGAGTTAAATGCATCTTTATAATAACTATTTAATTTTATTTTTATAGGAAGTGTTTTTTATGCTTGAAATAGATAATTTAAAACGAAAGGAAATATTGCTTATGGGAAAAGATGTTGATGCAATATTTGAATATTTAAAAGTAATAAATGATAAAATTGAAACTGTCGATGATAAAATTGAAAAGGTTGATAATAAGGTTAATATAGTTTCCAATAAGCAAAATGATCAGCAAGTATCTATTAAAGGTTTAGAGATAAATGTTGATAATATAAATAAAAATATAGCTGTAATAAGCACAGACGTTAAGGAAAAAGTAACTAAAATTGAAAAACGTTGTGAAGAACATAAAACAGATATTGAAACTACTAATAAATTTATTATTCAGCATGATGCTAAAGAAAAAACAATTTTAGGGCTTCGTACTGATATCGTTGCATGGTTCGGCTTATTAGCAGGATTGGTCGCAATAATAGCAAATTTAGATAAACTAATACATTAAAATTTATAGGAGGAAAAAGTATGAAAAAATTCTTAGTAACTATCATTTTCATTTTAACATTAATCGGTATTGGATATTGTGCAGATACTAATTCAGTAGGTTTTTGGGCTTCAATTTGGATAGCAATAAAAACAGAATTTCTTCCAACGCTTAAAAATCAAATATTTCCATTACTTTTTGATTCAATTCAATCATTAATACAAATAGTTCTTTTAGCTATTGTTACTTTTGGTGCTACATGGTTACAAAATAAAATTACTAATGCTAAAATAAAAGAAGAAATTGAAAATGGAGAAACTGCGTTAAAAACTGGCATTATAGCATCTTTAAATAATCCTAAATATAAAGCTGCTAAAGATAAATATATGAAAGGTGAAATGACAGTAGAACAATTTATGTTTGAAGTTGGTCCTGAATTTAAAGATACACTAATCAATTCAGTAAGTAATAAAATGACATCATTAGGTAAAACTCTTGTTGAACTTGCAACGACTAAATTTGGTGACGGTAGGAAATATATTGAAAACAAGTTTGAAGAATTACTTGCAGAGGCTAAAAAAAAATAATTATTGAAATCGGTGGAGATATAACAGAGGAAAAATTAGCTGAAAAAGTTAAATATGGATTAAAAACTAATAAGGCTAATTTTTCCTTTACTTTAGGAAATAAAAAATTTATAATAGGTAGTTTTGATAAATTCGATAAGGGTGGTATAATTATTACCGACCTTCCAACAAAAGAAACAGTTTTGTATCCAGTAGATATTAGTAAAATTAGTAGGAATTTTATCTTTACAAGGACAGATAAATGAATAGAATTATAAGTTTATTATTTACTTTTTTTGTTTTTAGTTATGCGATTATAAATATAATAATTTTAAAGTTAATATTTGAATTTTTTACATTATTTAATAAAAATATTACTATAAATAGGTACGTAGATAGTGAAGCGTTAATGCTTATTAGGGATTATTGTAATGATTTTATTAACCATATAAGGAGAAAATAATGACTCCAAGTTTATTATTTATTGTTATTTTAATGTTTTGTTTTCTATATTTTTTATATAAAGAGTTAGGCGGTAAAAAATGACTACAATTAATGATAATATTTTAATAGGGACTTATACTTTCACAGTTAATCCTCAACAATTTAGTGTTAATTATTTGCCGTTAAAATCTAGTAAACGATCATTAAATGGAAAATTACAAACATCCTATGTAGTAGATAATAATAATAAAACAATAAAAAAGCGTGAAATAACAATATCAGGCATTTCTGATAATCAATTAGATGATATTTTAGCACAATTTGAAATAGCTGATGATTTATCATTTACTGATATATATAATAATACATATAACGTTCAATTTGTAGATTTTAACTATAACGTTGATGCCCAATCTGTAAATTATCCAACATATACTATTAATTTATTGGAGGTGTGATAAATGCCTGTAGTTTTTAATAGTTTATCCATTTCAACAACACCAGCAAACGCTGAAATAAATAACGATACTTTTGTCACCGCGCCTAAGTATAATCTTTTATTTACTTATTATACTAATACTGCAGATGATGATTTAATAGTTACTGTAACTAATACTTATACACCGATTGGAAGCCCAACACCGGCAATTAATCGTACTGACTTTAATATTTATCAAGGACAAGCAAGCGCAGAATATATAGAAGATGAATTAATAGGAACTACCGGGGAAACTCCAACCCCAGCTATGTTTTTAGTTACTGCTACTGGTAATTATTGGCGAAATCAAATGATAAAAATAGAAGCAACGCCCGTAGATGTTCCGCCTCCAGAAAATCCAGATTATCAATGTGTGGTAAAATTAGCTTCTGGTGGCGCTAATCCAGTATTATTTAGTTCAATACCTACAAGCGTTCCTAATCCAATACCTGCAGGAACTAGAATTTATGCACCAAAAATATTAAAAACAGTAAACTGTAAAATGTATTTTGCTTCTCCTATTATAAAATCAGGAGTTTATGTAGCTACAGTAACATTTACACATCCGTTTAGTGGCGAAATAATTAAAACAGAAGAAATAATTATACGTTATTCAGATACTAATGCTAATGTTAGCGGCGCACCTAAAGAATTTGTNNCTTATGATTTACCTAGTGTGTTTGCAAAAGCCGATAGTGAATTTAAAATAACAATATATTTAAGTGGTTTTTATGATGAAGCAAGAACAAATGTAATAAATGATTCAGTAAGTGTTAGTTTTACGCCCAAAACAAATTTAAACAGACTAGATCAGAATGCTTTAGAAAAAGAAATAGTAAGATTAAAATAATAAAGGAGAGTTCATAATGACAATAGGATATTCGGGATATAGTGATGCTAAAACAGCTAATTTAGGTGCAAACACATCAGAACCAGAAGCACCTAAAAATTTTATATTATCAAAGACGCCAGAACTGGACAATGGATTAGCTAAATTAACTTTTACTTTTACAAGACCTACTAAAACAGTATTAACATTAACAGAAGCCGTTTCAGATGATATTTTTTCAACATCTACTATCGGCGTTACTAATGCAACTACACATAATGCTAATGTAACAGTAATAAATACTATGGCTGATTATACCGGTTCATTAACAGTAGGAGATATTATTCAATTTGGCGTTGTAACCAATAAATATATAATAAAAGCTATAACAGCAAGTACAATAACATTAACATATGGGTTAGCCGCCTCCATTGGTCCTGCAACACAAATTAAATTGTGTACTAAAACAGCTGAAAGTAGCACGACAGCGCATTCTTTTAGAGTTAATTCTTTAGAAGGTAATGAAGTTTATATTTATCATACTGCTAATAATATAATAAATAAGTGGACTGTAACGACAACATTAGGTACATTTTTAGATAAAGATAAAATACTAGCTACAATAAGTGAAACTGATAGAGATTGGGCTAAGGCAAAACTATACACTACTGATGCTACACCTACTGCTATAGTAACTGATACTATAAGTTTAGCTAATCAAAAAGCAGTAGTTTTTGCTTCAGCCATAACAGGATTAATATTACCTGGAGATTTTATTAGTTTTGGTGATAATGAAACTTTTTATGAAGTAGCAAATATAACAAGCACAACATCTATATTATTAACTACTAATTTAGCATCAAATATAGCTGTAAGTACTCAAGTTTATAAGAAAAAATTATTAACTGATGACGCTACACCAGTAACTTATACTTTTCCAGATTATCAAAATACTCCATTAATTGAATTTAGCGGTAATGAAACATTAGTTGATTTATCAGGTTATAAACTTTATATGAAAACTTCATTACAAACACAAGGAAGTTTAGGAACTTTAGTTAAAACATTTACAATATCTGATGATTATTTAACCAATTATACTGATGGA